TAATGGAGCTAACCCTTTATTATTTTTCTATATGAGAAGATTATTAAACTTAGATAAGGAAAATTAAATGACTGATAATTATATAATACAACCTTACATAACAGACTTAGCAACAAAAGAAGTACTGGACTACAGTATATATAATACAATAACAAAACAATTTTGTTCTATTAAAAGTACAGATAAAAATGATGAGTACCTTGTATGGTATTGTAAATTAATAAATCAGGGGATAAACAATGAGTAATGGATTTATATTTTATGAAACAAAAGATATAGTTTGTATTCTTACACCTGATACATCTAATCCAAAGACAGGTGATGAAGGGCAGACATGGATAATATATAAACATGAGCCACCACATGTAGCTATAGACACAGGCAAAGACTCTACAATTTGTGGTGATTGTAAACATAGAGGTAAAGTATTATCTTTTAAAGATGCTCTCAAGTATGCTAATATATTATCTAATGTTAAGAAGAAAGCACTACTAAAAAGAATAGATACTAAAAGAGAGAAAGGTTTTAATAGTATTAATGTTGATAGAAAATGTTACGTTACTACATGGCAAGCACCACTTGCTATATACAAAGCATGGAAGAAAGGTAACTATCCAACACTAACACCCAAGCAAGCACAGAAAAGATTAGCTTATAAAAAAGTAAGGCTTGGCTCGTATGGTGACCCAGTACACGTACCACTAGAGGTATGGAATACTATGTTAAAGTTTACACTAGGCACTACTGGTTACACGCACCAATGGAAAAATTTAGAGTATATAGGATATAGTAAATATCTTATGGCAAGTGTTGATACATCAGAAGAAATGTTTCAAGCTAATGTTTTAGGATACAGAACTTTTAGAGTAAGGAAAAAGAATGAAGAGGTACAACCAAATGAAGTAGGTTGTTTATCTGATAGGAATGCAAGAGGTACTAAGAAACTTGTACCTTGTGTAGATTGTATGATGTGTAGTGGTTTGACATCTAAAGTTACTAAAGATATATCTATCATACAACATTAACAGTTACCATTTTGGTAACATAACAAGGTGACTAGTCACCCTATTGAAAGGAAAGAACATGAAGAATAAATTTGGTAAATCAAAAAAAATTGACAATGCCTATGCTACATACAGAGTAGTAACAGATAGTGGTATGTACTTTGAATGGAAGATTTTAAAGACATGGCAACACAAAGACAATGAAGATAAGAACCCTTATGCTAGGTGGTATACTGCATGCAAATCTCCTATGACCTATGATAATTGGGAGTATGGAGATGCTTACATAAAAGAAATACTAGACACTAATCCAGAGTTAATATCAGCAACAGAAGAATGGAAGGAAACATATAATGAAGTATAAAAAATATGAGCTATGGTGGGCTACATTTAAAACAATGCTCACATTAAAACCTATGTATGCACAAGTAAATGAAACAGATTTAGATAATGTCTATACAGAACACGTAAGAAAGTTTAAATATGGCTATCTATTCTATAGAGACATGATAGATTTCTATAACAATAAAGAATATCTAGGTGCATTCTTTAGTATAACAAAAGAACAATATGATATACGTAAAGAAGAGAACATTATGAGAGATTACGTAGCTGAAGCACATGAGAATGGTAACCCATATAACGTGAGAGGATAATGAAATGAATGTGATACCCTTTAAAAAGAAAGAAGATACTACATACAAAACAAATATACATTATAGATTTGGACAAGCTAAAGCATTGCTTAATTATGTACTAACTAATGACAGCTTGACTACTATAGAGAGAACAGCTATAGATAATTTTATAATTAATGATGATAAAATAAAGGAGAATACATGACAGCATTACAGAACAGTTACTTACTAGAACTAGAAGAAAAGTATGGAGATAAAGCATTATCTTTTTTAAATAAAGGGTATAACTTTTCTGAACAGTTTGCTAATGAGTTTATTAAACAACACAACGTACCAGACCATGAAGAAGAATATGTTTCTGAGTGGTTACAAGAAGGATATAAGGAGGTGATGAGTGGAGTATAAAGAAATACAAACTTACTTAGATGCTGATAGTTTTATTGAAGCACATAAAGGACTATGGGATATGCTAGAGAGTAAGTATGAAAAGATAGATGAAGAAACTGTAGTGATAGGTAACACTACATGGAAACTAATGAAAGGAAACATGACATGCATAAAGTAGACAGAGATATACTTGTATCAGCAACTGATAAGAGTGTAGAAGAACAGAAAGAATATAGTGACTACCTAGATAAACAAGCACGAGAAAGAACAGAAGACTTAGACAATCAAGAACTTAGTAAAGGAGAAGACAATGAAACATGAGATGTATAGAGATTATGAACAAGGTATGGACATACCATGCATAGCATCACGATATAATCTAACCTGCTCAGAAGCTAGAGAGATGCTAGGAGTAGAAGAAGATGATGAGGAGAATGAAGATGACATGGTCTAAAACTCCAGAGCAAATGGGTATACAGCCATGTGAAGTATGTGGTGAAGATACTAGCTTTGGCTCTGGTAGATTTGTTAATCGTATACCATGTGATGATAATTATATGTGTTACGAATGCCTTGCTGAAATTGAAAAAGAAATAGAGGAGGAAAGTGAAATGCAAAAGGAGAATGATAATGAGTAGAGATATAAATACAATACCAACTACAGACAGACACATAGTAAGCTATCAACTATATGTAGAGTGGAATGATAGTCCTAAATTAGTACGACTAAATCATGATATGCCTAGCCATGTAGCCAATGCTATTGATGAATGGTTTGGAGATATAGAAACAGAGGAGAATGTATAATGAGTGAGTACATAATTAATATTACAGAAGAAGAAACAATACAATGTCATGTATGTAATGAAGTTTTTAATACAAACGAAATTACTACTGATGATTATCATTTTGCATGGGATAACATAGTAGATGTGGATTGCTGTTCAGAATGTTCAACAAAGGAGAATGTATAATGAGTCAGTCTCGTGGTTATAATATTGAAAGTTTAGAAAAACAATTTAGAGATTTTATAGCAGAAGTATCTCATAGACTTTCAGATGAAGCAGACTATGAAAAATATTTAAAACCTAAAATTGTGGAGTTAATGACTATGACGAATTGGATAGTTCCAGAAGCATGGGAGTGTGGATTAGGTAAAACATTTAAGGAGAATGATAATGATAGATGATGCAATAACAACTGTAGGATTTGCTTTACAATCTTATATTAATATATGTGAGGAAGATGCTAAGAATAGTGGTGAAGATATTGAAGAGAACAAAGCAGAACGTGAGGAACTAGAAGTAGCATGGTCAGTAATAAAAAGTCATTTGAATATGTCTGATGATGTATCAGATAATAACTTACAACCACAGAGAGGACATTGATATGAAAATAGTATTTAATGATAGCTATAAATCTCAAGGTTTAGAGTATGGTGTTGAGGTTATTAATAAACTTTTAAAACCACACCATTTAAAAGTGGACATAACTTTTGTTGAAGATTATGGACTTGATGGTATATATGATGCTATATCATTTGAAGATTCTAATGATGATGGAGAGTTTGCTTGGGAAATTAAAGTGGAGAAAGACACATGAACATATTTGTATTGGACAAAGACCCTATCATATCAGCACAAATGCAATGTGATAAGCACATAGTAAAGATGCCATTGGAAACTGCACAGATGTTGTGTTCTGTATGGCATAGGTATGGTTCAGGAGATAGAGTACCTTTAACTCTTGGTGGTACACCATACAAGGAAGCACACAAGAACCACCCATGTACACTATGGGCAGGAGATGATGCACATAATTATGATTGGCTATGGAGGCATGGCATGGAGCTATGCTTTGAGTACACCAGAAGGTATAACAATATACACAAGTGCCAAGCTGTTATCATGGACTTAACAATAGATAATGTTGGCTTTGCTTTTGAACACATGAGCAGACAAGGTACACCACACCCACAATGTATGCCAGATGAATACAAAGAACAAGATGGTTTCTTCTCTCCAGAAGTTGCTTCTGTTAGAGCATACAGAAAGTATTATGTAAATGATAAGAAAGATATAGCTAAGTGGGAGAAGAGTAGACCTATGCCTGATTGGTATGCTGAATGGATGATAATAAAGAATAAAAAGATAGCAGATGAGAAGGTACACTTAGATGCATATGATGGATAATAAACTTGACATATGTATTAAACTAATGTAAGGTACGAACATGAATAAAAATTATGTAATAGCATTTATATCTTACGATAAAGATATTATATTAGAACCATTAGCAAAGTTCAATGGTGATGTTATGTATTTTAAATCTTCACATGATGCAAGAGATTATATAGAAAAGTTATATGTTAATAGTGGAGTTGATGCTGTAGAATATGATGATGATGGTTTAGAAATAATAAGAGTTCAATAGGGTGACTAGTCACCTTGTAACAAGGAGAAACAAATGGCACAAACAGAATTAGATGTGTTACGTAGAAATGTAAAAGAATTACAGATGCAATTACGTGATGCTCATATACGTATTAAACATCTTCAGGAAATTAAATGGGCAGAAAGAGCTAATGAAAATCCTGATGCTTTACATATAAAAGGAGATAAAGATGAGTGAGAATAAATTTACTGATTGGTTACATAAAGAATTACAACAACAACAAAAAGAAAAGGAAACTATAATGGCTAGAGCAATAAAAAAAGATGGTGCTATGATTTTAGATGAAGCACAAAAGAAACACTTACTAGATTTATTTAATGCAGGTAGAGAAGTTTTTGATGACTTTGATATTAGATTTGTTAGAGCATGGGATTTAAAACAACTTGAAGATTTAATAGATGATATGAAAGATGCCTTTGGTATAGCACCTAAACTATCTGAATATAAACATGATGATGGTAGTGATATGCCTGCACATTTTCAAGACCACGTATGGTCTGATGACTCAAGGGCATACAAAAGAAAGGACTAATATGCCTATTAATTTATGGGATAAAGAATATAATAAAATATATAAAGAACTTCTACGTGAGTATCTTGATGATGGTTACGATTTAAATGAAGCAGAACGTAATGCTAAAAGAGATGCTAAAGAAATGATGAAAGACCAACTTGACTTTGTTGAAGACTTATGGGACAAAGCATTTAAAGATTTGGAGTAATGATGTGGATAATAAATTAATAAGTAAAGGAGCATGCTCTAAGTGTGGTTCAAGTGATGCAAGGGCAATCTATTCAGATGGTCATAGCTATTGTTATTCATGTGAAACAAGATTTAAAAAAGGAAATGATATGGAAACTGAGAAAATAATACCTATAAGACTAGAGAATGCTATCAAGACTTTTGGTACACTAGGTGCGTTGAGTGAACGTAGTATTCTTAAAGAGACAGCACATAAATATAATACAGATGTTAAAGTAAAAGGTAGTATGAACACACATCATATCTATAAATACTTTGATGAAGGTGGTAACAACATAGCTAATAAGGTACGTGAGGTAGCTACTAAAGATATGTGGTCTGAAGGTAATCTAACTAATGCAGGATTGTTTGGTCAGAATATCTTTGCACCTAAAGGAAAGTACATTACTATTACTGAAGGTGAAGTAGATGCTATGTCTGCCTATGAATTACTAGGTAGTAAGTGGGCATGTGTATCTATAAAGAATGGAGCACAGTCAGCACTACGTGATTGTAAGAAAGCATTTGAATATCTTGATAGCTTTGACCAGATAGTTATATCCTTTGATATGGATAAGCAAGGAAGAGAAGCAAGTGAGAAGGTAGCTCAACTCTTTTCACCTAACAAGTGTAAGGTCATGCACATGGAACATAAAGATGCTAACGAATATCTCAAGATGAATAAACGTGAGCAGTTCTCAAGAGCATGGTGGAATGCAAAGACTTATACTCCTGCAGGTATAGTAAACTTAAAAGAGTTAAAGGATACTTTGTTTGAAGAAGAGTATTGTGAGACTGTACTATTTCCTTGGGCTAAACTTAATGAGAAGACCTATGGTATGCGTACTGGTGAGCTGATTACTTTAACATCAGGTGCAGGTATGGGTAAGAGTTCTATCATGCGTGAGTTGATGCATCATATGTTAAAGAATACAAAAGATAATGTAGGTATCCTAGCACTAGAAGAGAACACAAAGAACACAGCATTTAATATTATGTCTGTTGAAGCTAATGCAAGACTCTATATTAATGAGATACGTAAGAAGTATAGTCAAGACAAATTAGATAAATGGTTTGATGATACTATAGGTACTGGTAGGTTCTTTGCCTTTGACCATTTTGGTTCTACATCTAATGATGAGATACTTGCAAGGGTTAGGTTCATGGCACAAGCATTGGATTGCAAGTGGATATTCCTAGACCATCTCTCTATCCTAGTATCAGGTCAGGAAGAAGGAGATGAAAGAAAGTCTATTGATGTACTGATGACTAAGCTACGTTCATTAGTAGAGCAGACAGGTGTAGGATTACTATTAGTATCCCATCTACGTAGACCTTCAGGTGATGCAGGACATGAGAATGGTAAAGAGATTACTCTCTCACATCTACGTGGCTCTGCATCTATAGCACATCTATCTGATAGTGTGATAGGATTAGAACGTAATCAACAAGCAGATGATGAGGTAGCTTCTAACACTACCACCATACGTATTCTAAAGAATAGATATACTGGTGAGACAGGTGTAGCTACACATCTTTACTATGATAAAGAGACTGGTC